TATTCTGCTACATCATATGCATCCAAACCCAGAGCTTTCGTATCCCTATCCGGTTGCCACTTACCACTTTCATCTACCCAGTGATACATTCCGCTGTCGCCTTTCACATAAGCACTAACTGCCATAACTCCAGTTTTTTCAAGATAGTAACTGTGCCCGTCCACGGTAACCCATTGCCCTGCAAGCATTGCATAGTCGCCAGGATTTAAGTAGTACCACTCATCTCCAGCCTTAAACCACTTACTGATAGCTCTTCCAGCCTCGTCAAACGCATACCACCTGCCTGCAATCTCCAGCCACTGTCCTTTGACATCCATTCCTGCATCGTCCTTGTAATGCCAGCCGTCTGTCTGCTTGACCCATTGATTTTTTACGATACTCTCAAGGTGATTTTGGCAAGCCTTGAATGCGCACCAGCTAATAAACTGCTGACACCAGAACAAACCATTTCCTCCATACCATTTTCCGTACTTCGTGTAGTCCCCTGTTCCCGGATTGGCTGTCTTACTCTCCAAATCTTTATTGCTTGCCTTTTCAATATATCCAACTTCTGCAAGTAAAGTTTTCACAAACTCATCCACTGTACAAGTATCTTCACTGAATGCTGGCGCTCCAAATCCGTTTATTCTATATGCTCCGCCAACCTCTGAAAGTGTGAAATTGTATCTTTTCTTCGCCACGCATCCACCATTTCCATTTCTATCGAATATATTACTTTCAGATGTATTACCCTCTACAGTTTCAATCGTATATCTTGTTCCATCTTTTTTTACACTAACCACTGCCCCTACATGGCGAACCCTACCCATGCGGCTACTGTAAAAATACACCACATCACCAAGCTTTGGCTCTTTATGGTACTCCCCTGCTCTTTCAAAAAGGGCCTTGCCACTTGGTGTGTACTGTGTATATGCTCCTCTTAGTAATTTCTGCCCATTTCTGTATACCTGATTCATCTTCATACCTCCTCACTAAAAAGGCGACAAGGTCTCCCCTACCGCCGGTATCTCTAGTTAGTCCTCATTCGGATTAGGTGCATGGTTGTTTTTGTCAAACTCCCTGCACTCTTCTTCCCACATTTTGTGCCACTCTGCAAACTCTGCATCGGTCAAGTCTGCACACTCTTCCCTTGTCGGTTCCTTTGGTCTCTCACCGTATGCTTTTACAGTCTTGATAACTCTCCCTGTTTTTAGTACCCTTGACATCAATTTACCTCCTTATCTGTCTGATTGGAAGCTGCACCATCTGCCAATCCCTCCGCAAGGCAATAGCCTATGACCTGTGCACCTGCCATAATTATTGCAGCCACCTGAGCGGCCTCATTCTCTGTCATTCCTCTTGCTACAAGCAGCAGCGTTACAAAGCCTGCCACTGAAGTCCAAAACTTTCTGCTTGTTAATTTTCTTTTCCAATCAATCTTCATGTTAATCCTCGCTTTCTCTTGTGCTTATCTGAAATTGCTTTCTTGCGCTTTCTCTAATAAATTCATGTGCTTCATCAATGTAATGATTATGTATTTGATGTTTTTCGCAATGTTCATGATACTCTGAAATCACACCAAGGATATATTCAAATTGCTTATCAGAATATGTCCTACCAAGCTTCAGATTTTCTGAAAAGTTAATAATTTCATTCCTCATTTCCACCGCTTGCTGTTCCAGTCCTGCCCTCTTCTGAGCATCAAATCTTTCTTCTGTATAATCTCTTAACTTTTCAATCGCTACAGCTTGTGCTTCTTGTCTCTCTTCAATAATTGTTAGTCTTATGATTGTCTCTTTATTGATGATTTTAGCAAACCATTTCACCGCCAGCGTAAGCGGTGAAAACTTAATTGGTGTTATCTCAAAAAATACAGATAACAGTAGTAAAATCGTTGGCAGTTTGTCAAGAATGATGTCTATTATATGCTGTTCAGCCACTTTATCACCTCTATTTTCCCGATTCAACAGCAAGATCCCCTGCCCCTAAACTCTCTAAAACTTCCTTTACTTGATTTTTAAGACGCTTTGGAACATCTGAATACAACCTCTCTCCATCAATGATTAGATAAGCATATACAGTCGCTAAGCCTTTATATTTCATAGTCTTCCTCCTCAAAATTAATCATTTCCATTTTCACTTGAAATAAGCAAATCTGACAATTCTGTGACCGAATTTCCCAAAGCAATTAATTTCTTATTGTTTAATTCAAGTCTGTCTCTCATCTTCTTTAACTCTTCGCTTGTTGAAAGTGACATATCTTCAAAAATCCCTTTCGGTTCTCCATTTAAATCTACACGCACTAATCTCTTACCCTCAGGAATATCAATAGACGACACTACAGTATTCTCTACCCCTCTCTGATTCCACACAGTGCCGAGAATATTCCCTTGTTTGTCAGATATAACAATATACTTCATAATTTCATCTCCTTCTATAGTAGTGCAGTTGACACAGCAATTGCATACACATTCAGTGTGACATCACCCACAGAGCCTAAATACCGCACCTTGAGTTGAGCTCCTTCTCGTCGAAAATTAAACTGATATGTGTTGCCATTTTGTACTTTTACAAACATAGAAGCATCCATATTTTTAGATAAAGCAAGTGTAGTTATCTCATATCGTCCATTGTTCTTGTCCAACCTTATAAACCCTGCGGCTACATCCTGCCCAACCAAGTCAACCCCCACTATAATCGTATTATATTCTCCGAACTGAACATTCATATTCACTGATTGTTCAGAAGAGTTCACATGATATGTATAATCACCAGTAAAATAAGTGGGTGCTATTGAGTCAATGTAGTCTCTACTTCCTTCTACACCGTTAATATTGACACCTTTTACCACATTCTGTGGCCACAGATTTGGCGATGACAGGTATACCCAATTTGCCCCTTCAATTCTGTGCCCATTTGGTACTCTAGTAATAATGCCTCTACCTCGCCCCGCTTCGGTATCATCCCAAGCATGGCCTTCATTATTCCATGCAGAAATTACCGTACCGGTTGTACATACCCATCTTCGGATCTGCCCTTGTATTCCCGCCGCACTGTAATTATCTAGCCAGTACGCCCCATTTAGCCCAAGCACCCTGGCAAGGTCTGCCCACTTTAGCCACATATAAGATTTACCAAGTTGTGTGTGGTAATAGCCATCTGGGAAATTCACAAACACATTATCTCCACCATTTGTACCTACTTCTCCGTTCCCATTGCCCGCCCCTCGGTCTGGAATTATTCCTTGCTTTCCGAAAGCACCAGATGTGTTAATCATCCCACCCTCAGGGATATGCGAACGAATCCACGAAAATGGTAATTTAACTTCAACCCCACCACCAGTCACTTGTGTCACATAAGCCCCATGTGGAATTTTAAGATATGCATTATCGTCATCAAATCGCCACGACAACGCATCTACTTGCGAAGGCATAGAAGTTAATCTTCCGTCTACCACCTCATCATCACTGTCAGTCGTAACTGTTTTAAATCCTTGAAGGACCTGATCCCTGCCCGCGGTGACATCGTCTGATGTAACCCCGCCGCCGCCTGTCATTAAGATTGCATCAGCCATATTAACCTCCTTTCACCATCAGCCACACATCCTGCATCGGCTTCTTTCTAAAGCTTTTTACAAGCATATAGCCATCATAAATTTCAATCTTATCTATACAGCTGTAAGACTTCCACGCGCCTTTTATCGCCCCTGCATCCGTCACTCCATCCTGCAGTTTATGACTGACTACCGGCGTATCACTTGCCTTTAAGCCTGCAACTTCTATGCGTGCTACATAAGGCGCTGTACTACTGAAAGCGCTTGCCCTAAGCTGTACAACTCTGACCTTTTTGAAGTAGTCCTGCAAGTATCTAAGCCCTCCGACCAAGGCACTTAAAATGCTTTTTATGCTTCGCTTTGCCTCAATCTGATTTAGATCCGATATTGCAGCAGTCTCAATCCAAGCAGGGGGCATGGTTACATTTGCGATTGCTCCGTCATTTGTATTTATTTTTTCGTCAGATAATTCTTTCAGCTTCGCATCTATGATGTCCATAGACGGGTTTATCGCTTCTTCGATGTTCGCAAAATCCGATAATTGCGGTTTATTTAATTGAAAATGTCTTGTTTTTTGCATTTATCCCTCCTGCCATTTTTTATCGTCGTGAATTTTCTTCCATGTGTCTGTAGTAATCTCTGACCACCTTAATTGTTTAAAGCGTTCCCAGCGATTGAATAAAGCATACACATTTACAAGCATGTTCGCAGGTGCTCTCTTTCTTATCAAATCGGCAATTACACTAATCATAGGGATTGATACGAGTTTTACACCACAATCAATCAAATATTTTGAGCTATCCACTTTTAATTTATAGTTATCCGCACCGCACACAACCTTTAATACTTCATCAAGTTTATTGATTGTATAAGGCAAGTCGGACACATGATAACCGCGTATGCGGTTGACCCTGTCTTCAAGACTGTCAGCCGGATTTACTACTATATGCAGCAGCTCTTCCCACTGTGCGCACTCACTTTCGTCCATTGTGGCTAAAATCCTGTTAAGTTCTTCTTTTTTTAGTGACTGCCATACAAGTCTTAAGTACTTATCATAAGTCTTTGCAATCTTTTTAAACTCTTCTATCTCCGCTATGTGAAGCGGTAGATATTGAAGTGTATCAACCTCTATCATGTCAGTACCACCTCGCCCATTTTTGGAATTTCATCACTCTGCAAAGTTAAATTACTGCTGTTTCCATTTAAAGAAGTGTTGTTTACATCAAGTACGCCCTGCACATCTAATATGGCCGACTCAAGTCTTGAGATGTATACGATTGCCTCAGTATGCTCGTCGCCTTCTTTCCATGCTTCTGCTATACCTTTCAGATAGCCTTGTATCTTTGCCTTGATATTTTCGGCCAAATTTGCACTTGAATAGCCCGATGCGTATGTAATTTGAGTACTTACGGCAACGATAACCTCTTTTACGGACTCTATAGTCAGATTGTGGCCAATCGGTACCCATCCATAACCTGCTCCCTTATCAGGCACGGCTCCTTTTTTTATCTGCTCTATCAGATAACTACTAACTGCAGTATTTTCTGAAGATATAAGTACAGCCTTGACTGTACCTGCTCCTTGCCAAGTTGGGTATATCTTTGAGCCTCCAACTCCTTGTATGCTTGCGAACTTCTCCTTATACGCTGCGATATTGCCTGCAAAGCTTTGAGATGTGAAGCTTTCAATATATCTTTTATACAAAGACTCTTTACTTTCATCATCATCACCTGCGACAAGCAACTCCGTCACCTTCGCACTCTCAAGCCCTTCGGTAAAATCAATCGGAATAAGATCGCCTCGTAAGTCGTTCGGGCCCAATCCTGTCTCTTCTACTATCATTTTATATTGATGCAAGCTATCATTTATAACTTCTACAGCTCTGTAGTTATACCCTTTCAGGCTGTATCTGCTGCCAATTGGCACCGCCACATTGAACTCTGCTTTTACATATGCATTAGTCGCTTCTTTTCTGACTATACCTCGGTCAAGTGCAATCATCTCAAGATGCTCAAGATCTGCTGTGCCAGCGTGGCTTTGCTCTATGATATAGTCAAGTTGTATGTACAGCTTTTCAATCTCATAAGCCAAGGCGGATAAGGCATTATGTACAAGACTGCCTTCTACCTTTATGACTTCATCGCCTATGTCGCTTTTAGTATCCGCTAAGATACTTTTATAAGTCTTATCTTCGTACATTCTCATCCACCTCCAAACTTCCGAATTTTGTCACTACTCTAAAAGATATATTCAAGCTGTCGGAATTTCTGACAGCTTCAAAATCTTCTATACTTTCGATATATTCATTCATGAGAAGCGCGTCCGTCACTTCGCTTTCACAATCGGTATTTATATACTCTTCACTGAGCATATGTCCGATATATTGCTCTAGGCTTGTGCCATAATCTGCAGAGTATATAGCGTGTCTAAATCTTTCAGTATGTAGGCATAACCACACCCATACTTTTATGGCCTCAAAGCCTTCTACAATCTTGCCTGTAAGCTGTCCTGTAGCGAAGTCTATGCCATACTCACGCGGTACTTCTATGACCTTAGTTTCTTCGCTTTCCGCTATATCCACATTGCTAAGCTCTTCTAAAAAAGAAGGTAAGATACTCATAGCTTCACCATCTTTCCAAGCACGATATAAAGACTTGATGTGTAGTCGGTCGGGTCGCTTCCCTTTACCTTCATCACCGCCACTTTGTCGCCCGCCTTAAGTGGACTTATATATGTGCTTTTATCTACCAAAGCACCACCTTCGGGGCACTGACCTGCCACAGTGCTTGCAAGCTTTACTGTCAAAGACTCATCAAAAAGAAGATCTTCAGATGTAAGTATAAGGTCGCCGATTTTACAAGAGTTTTCGCTTATCATCTCTGCAAGCTGTATGCCTGCCGAAGTGTCGCCATCATCTCTTTCTAAAAAAGCATCAGTCCAACTCATATCATCCACCTCCGTTTCTTGCTCTTGACTCCGCTACAGCTTTTCTTATAGCTGTAATCTTTTCTTGCCTCTTCTTTTCGCCTCTCTTCATGCCCTTGCCCTTCTTTTTATTCTTTTCTTTTGTAGCTTCCTTTTCTTTCGACTGTGTACCGCTCTTAGTCTGAACTTTTAAAGCCTTCTTCTCTTTCTTCTTTTCTTCTCTCTTCTCTTTCTTGAGCTCTTCTTTTCTCTTCTCTTCAGCCTCATCCTTTGCATTCTTAGTATCCATCAAGCTGTCGAATCTAAGTTCAAGCTCCATCTTGTATGTACCGTTTTCAAATGTGTGAGCATCTGAAGATATCCAGTACTTGCCCGATAAGCCCGTGGCCGCATCCTTGACCTCCACAAAGTAGCAAGATAAGCAATTTATATCGCCTATAGCCGATATTTTTATTGCCTGAGTCGGCTTAACTTTCAAAAGGTTTTTCGCTCCTGTTGTGGCATCAACCCCCTCTTCTTTGCTGTAAATCTCCTGAAAGGCACCAAACTTCTTTATGCTTCCATCATCTTTTACTTCGCCTATCTGCTTGCCCTTATCGTCAAAAATCAAGATTTTGTTTTTTATATCATCCATACTCTCAGTGATACTACTCGCAAAAATATTTGAATTTTCCGAAAGCGTAAAGCCTTTTACAGCCCATTCTGTTTTGTATACACCAAGTCCACGCTTATATATCATAGCGAAATACTTATCACCCGTAATTTTATGAGCCTTTGTGTATGCAGCCATCACTATGTCGTACATCTTCATTTTGTCACATATCATGCTTGCGATATTGACTCCAGTCGGATGTAGATGCCTAATAGGCACTTGTATATCCGCGCACACCTGAGAAGCTATCGCCTCAGCCGTCAAATTTTTAAAGTTATACTGCCCTGTCGACTCAAGCAAGTGCTTCATCATGTCATAAGCCGTAAAAGTGATAGTACCTGTTTGGCTTGACTTCTCTACTCCGAAAATCTGCCCGAAAAAGATTTCGCCTTCTTTGCTATCCTCAAGCGATATGTAGTCGCCTGTTGCGATGCTTGGCAAATTTACGGTTTTGTCGTAAGGCGCATTGATATAGTCAAAATCAACGCTTCTTGATGCTTCACTTGCGGAACCTTTCCAAATTATTCTTGCACACGCTCCCGATATGTCATAAATAACTCCTGTATCTTTTATAAGGTTTATCTTCATTTGTCACCTCACGGAATTGTTAGGACGGTGCCGTCTTTTATCAAGTTCGGGTTGCTTCCGATAATGCCCTTATTTTGCTCATATAGGGCATGCCAATCTGACGAACCTGTCAACTTTCTTGCTATAGAACTAAGACAATCGCCACGCTTGACTGTGTAGGTTTTTGGCTTTTCTCTTGTATCTTCTCTTTTTGCCGTATCCTTTGCGCTTGTATCTTCGCTTGTTGTCTGTGTGGTCACTTGACTCTCTGCAACCACACTTGACTGAGATATTGCAATTTTTCTGTGCTCTTTTAGAGTTATCGAAAACCTTATATCGCCCGTTCCGTCATCTTCTCCCCATTCGAATGAAGATATTCTGCAGGAAAAGTTTATAGCAGTTCCGGTTATGATAAGCTTCACAATACCGCCGTTCATCATTTGTTCTATCTGCTTGACACATCTCCGCGGATTTTTAATGCCTCTAAATTCACAATATGAGGGATTGTATCTTTTTGGAAAAAAGGAA